AGGATTTATTTCTACATTGTCCTCTTTTAAATTGACCGCCAACCTATTGACATCTGACTCATCCTTATATTTCGGGTATATACCGTTAGGGTCATAGAAACCACCCGACTGTGCGAGCTCTGATGGGCGACCAGGTAATGAACCAATGATAATCGGTTCTTGCCTACTGTCACCATCTCTAAAATATCCTAACACCCAACTACCCTCTACGAGACCTGACGGTGATTGACCTAGTCCTGTAATACCGGCAGCCGTGACTGGCAATAGTATAGACGCCCATGGTAAGTCGGCCGTTGGGAGTATTTCTTTGTTTGATGTGTGATGACCTAATGCTCGTACTCTAAGTCGGCCAGTGTAAGTAGGGTCTAATCTATCCTCTACTACGCCAACAAACCAGAGAAAACCATTTAACCCTAAAATTTTATTGTTCATACTTTTTTATTTTTACCGATATATGTTTGCTTTTAATTCACTCACTATACGTCATTTAAACCTATTTAATATGGCCGTACGCAACCAGTGATAACCACTATGTATAATGACTATCCCTTGTCCAATATAGAAACAGGCAGTCGCCAGACTGACTTTAGCTTCTTGTCCTTTGTAGAACCTGTAATACTTCTCTGTATAATATACTTCTATCAAAGCTGTTGAGAGGTTGCCATATGTGTGTTTAATGTTGTTTATTATATTTCTCATTGTCTTATTTACTTGCCTTTCAGGTGGTTATCTGTTATATTGTAGACCATTCTCTCGGTTGCTTGAAGATGGCCGTGTCCTAAGCGCTCGGAAGCGTCGGAAACTCTCGGATTCTCTGTATCTCTCTGAGGAGTTAAGATCATTTAAAAACTCCATCACCCTCTGTATTTTCTAAAAGAGCGTCATCTAGGTCATACTTTAGGATATTAATTGCTTCTGCATTTTCTCTTGTATCTAATGTATTAATGTTTTCTTGTGGGTAACCAGTATGTACTGAATCCTTAACTATGTCTATGACCATTTCGTGTCTATCTTCACCTGTTGTAATCTTATGTCTTATAGATTTAATAAGGTAACGTCCACTCATATATGGGTCTAGGTCTAACGGATTGTCAACTCCAGACGGTTCGTAACTTGGCATTTCAAATGCTACTAGGTCACCTACGGATATACCTGTAAACCCTGGTACAGTAATTGTTAATGACATGGTCTCAAACGCCAGTCTTTGTGATAATCTTTTTGGCAAGTTTACTTCGTGTGGTACTCTTTCTATGTCTGTGTGTACATTTTCTGTTGTTGATACCATGTATTGTGTGCCTTGTGGAAACTGACTAAAAAACTTGTTGTCTTTGTAGTTAAATAATGGCATAATACTTTTGTTATCTTGTAGTCCACCTTTACCATCATGCTCTGTATGAAACGAATTGCTATATGTTTCGGCATAATCAAAATCAACCTCACTAAAGGTCTTATTGTAATTGTCATGTGTAATTACACGAGCATTATATACACCGTTTCTTAAATTTTTTAATGTGTTAAACTGTTCATTGATTTGAAATTTTACTACAGTTTGCATTTCTTTAACTACATCTCTATTACCACGACTATCTCTTATATTGGCAGGCTTTGGTGTGTATTTTGCCTGTACTGGTCTTGCTACACCATTTGAGATTGCTAACATTGATTCAATAGATTGAAAATGATACCCTATGGCAGTTTCATAAAACATCATACCAGCATTGGTAAATATTTTACTTTGAGCATTTTTACTAAACTCATCTATTACTTCAAAGGGTCTTATTTTTGGTGATGTGTACTTACGAATACCTGCTGTTTCTTCTACGATCATTGTCTTTTTAGATTTTAATTCGTTTCTAAACACTGATAATACGTTGTTGTCATATGTGTCGGTAAATGCTCGTTCTACTTTTACTTGTTCATTTTGTATCATCTCTGCTGAACAAAAGTGTAGTTTATACATTTGAGTTCTAGGAGATACACCTGTTCTATCAGCAATCTTGTAGATAAACATAGGGTGACCTGTGTCAAATGTAAAGTCGTAACCTCTACTTGTGCCAGGTGTAAACATCTTAAATTCTATTCGTTCAAAACCAGTTAAGGGTAAATGACCTACTACATTTTGAGCGTCTGTTAATATTACTGTGCCTGATAGGTTTTTCTGATCAAGTCCTTCATAGATGTTGACCTCTGATACTAATGATCTTATTGAAATTCTTTTTGGATTACTGCCATCAGCAGCCTGAAAAGAAACTAACTCTATGTCCGATAGAACATAATCGCCAGCTTTTTCTAGTTGTGCTGTATCAATTTCACTATACATATCATTCTATTTTCTTACAAGTCTTTCAAATTCTTCAACAAAAAGACCTAGGAATTGTGGTTGTAATAATTTGATTGTTCTTCTTTCATCTTGTAGTCTTTGTTCATATTCATAATTAGATACAGATTGAGCACCAACAGCGTCGGAATTAACTTGTACCTTGTGTGTATAATCATCTGGTCCATTACCTGTTTGTCTACCACTTGATTGTGTTACCTCATAATGGTGTACACTATCTGGATTAGCATACTTGTCTTTTACATATGCTTCAAAGTCTTGCTCTGACAATGGCCAGTCATAGTAAGCGTCTGTCATATCATTGGTCATCAATATAATCCAATGTAACTCTGTATCACCAAAGTGTTTAAATGCCGTGTGTTCAGGTCTTTCACCATTTGGTACATCATATGTAGAGTATAGACTTGCCTCATCTCTGATTTTAGACCTTACTTTGACTCTTCTCATTAAGTCTGTAACTAGTTTGACCTGACCATTACCTTTAATGTCATAGTAACCTTTTGGAAATTTAGAAAAGTATGCCATTAAAATCCTTCAGCTATTCTTTCTTTAGTCATTATTTCTGTTTCTTTAAATGTTAAATTCATTGTTGCCAAAACAGGAGCAGCGCCACCATTATCTGCCTTAAATGTAGAAAATACTCCTTCTGGAGCAAAGTCTATGTTCATGTTTGCCAATACACACCGACTAATTCTTGGTATATATGTGTTAATATTTTCTCTGTACATGTATGTGATTTGAAACTCACTTGGTACATTAAAGAAACCTTTTGTATCACCCTTGTATTCAGGATGCATATGAAACTTAAATAGATTTATTATCTTGTGCATTTGGTCTTTTTCCTGAGCATTCTTAGGAGCAAACTCAAACGGAAATTCAAACTCTCTAAAGTTTACTTTACTAAACACCATCTCTTGTTGAGGGTTTACTGCTTGACCTTTTGCCTTATCATAAGCTGCTTGAGCATTTTCAAAACCTGGTATTAAACTAGCAGCGCCAAATATACCTGATCTTGCTAACATTTTAACAGCGTCAGCACCACCACCTTTGATGGCCGCCATGGCACTATCAAAGTCCTTAATACCACTTAATGTGTCGCCTAATAAACCAGCAATACCTGTGTCAATACCATCATAAGCGGCACCATAACCAAACTTTAGAGCAGCGCCTGGTGTGTACAATATTATACTGTCTGACAAAAATGTATGTGTTGGTGTTTTCTGATTTAGACCAGACTTAACACCTTGTAGTCTTGTTGCCTGTGGATTGGCAAATGAATTTTGTCTTTTAATTTTAGTTACAGCTTTTTGATATGATGTAGATTCGCCTACATAAGAACCACCAAAGTCTGCCTGTGGTATTACTCTAACATTTGCTTGTTTATCAGTTTTAAATTTTGATGACTTGTGCATCACTACATCAAAAATAATATAATGACCCTCACCTAAATTAGATGTTTCTTGTGGATAATACACCGTACCATACTGATACGGATTCTCTTTCATGTGAGCCGTTGGATCAATGTTTTCTATCTCTAATGGTGACTTGTTAAGCAATTTAGCAGCCAACTTTTTCTTTTGACCACCGTTAGCCATTATATTATTGGCAAAACTTGATATGCTACTGCCTATCATGTTACCAACCTGTTGCTTTAATATGTTTGAAACCTTACTTGTAAAACTCATCTAAATACCTTTGTAATAGTAATATTTATAATGAAAAAAAGACAATCATATAAAGGTATTTACCGACCAACCAATCCAAAAAAATACGCTGGTGATCCAAGTAAAATAGTATATCGTTCTAATTGGGAGCGTAAGTTTATGGTATATTGTGACAGAAACCAAGATATAATCTATTGGGCAAGTGAAGAATTGGCGATACCATATATCAATCCTATTGATAGAAAGAAACACCGTTACTTTCCTGACTTTATCATAAAGACTGCCAAAGGCAAGCGTTATATGATAGAGATAAAACCAGCTGCTCAAACTAAGAAACCTAGACCTAAAACAAAGAAGACAAAGGCATTTATGAGAGAGAGTTTAGAATATATCAAAAATGTGGCTAAATGGCAAGCCGCTGATGTGTATTGTAACGACAATAGTATGGAGTTTAAAATCTTTACTGAAAAAGAATTAGGTATCTACTAGGCAATAGCCGTATTATTCATATTCAACAATGTATTATCGGAGTTCTTATTGTCCGTGTGAATATAGTTTTGTGTTTGACCACTACTAGATGAATTTGATTGATTAGTATTGTTTTGTATTACAACAGACGATTGATTTGCTTTTGCTGTCAAATCAGCAGACGCTGTGTTGACATTTTTTCTATCATCAACATTCATTGAAGCTTGACTATAATCAACTCTACCTGCTTCTATATCTTCTAGTGAAAACTTTTTATCAGGCAATATCTTTTCAGTAGGTTGTTTTAAATCTTCTAACTGTTTCTTTTCTTCGTTAGTGACATCACCCTCATTCATAAGGGCAGTCGCCTCTCTATTTTCTTTTGCTTTTAATTCTTGCTCTGCTTTAGTATTTTCTTTATCTTTACTTGTTTCGAGTAAACCTATATCAGCACCAAATACACCTAATACTTTGTTAAGTAATTTAATAACACCATTAATCATATTAATAAAGAAATCTTTTATCATAACAAATGTATCTTTAAAGAAATCAAATATCTTACCTGGTATTTTCATTATGGCAGACGCCACATCACCAATCTTATCTCTAAATTTATACATTAGTAATAATACACCAGCGATAGCAAGACCAATTAATACTTTAGCAGAACCAAAGAATTTAGCAACTGCTTTTACACCACCAGCAAACTTCTTTAATGATTTAGTAAGACCACCATCAGCAAAGAAACTAAAAACATCTGTCACACTATTAGCAATATCTCTTACTGACATCAAAGCGTCACCAACAGCAGCAAACGGCGCCACTAATTCCTGTAAGAAAGTTGATGAAGCACCTCTTTCTCTCTGACCACCTGTATCCACACCTAATGAATCTTTTTTCTCTTGTAAGTCTTTTTCTATTCTAACAATTTTTTCTTGGTCAGCTAATATTAACTCGTTATCTCTTAATGAAGCTGTTTCTTGCTTCATAATAACCGCTTTACGTTTTGCTGCCTCTTTTTCTTCTTTTAATAATAATTTTTCAGTTTGAATTATCTCTTTTTTTCTCGTTTCAATTTCTTTCTTCGTAAGTATGGCTGTTTGTATTACCTGCTTACCATTATCTTCCATTAATCTAGTTTCAGAAGCTATATTTTCGGCTCTCAACTGTTCTACTTCTTTTGCTGATGTATCTTTTTGTGTTCTTAATTCTTTTATTCTGTCACCTAGACCTTTGTTGAAGTCTGATACATTTATGCCTAACTTTTCTATGATTTTTTCTGCTTTATCAAAAGCAGCCATGAATCTTTTTTCACTACCACTTTCTGCCGATTCAACCATATTAGTAGTCATTTGCCTTTGTACTGTCGGTGCTATGATTGTTTTTTTACCAGCACTTACGGTCTTCATAGTTTCACTAGTGATGATCTTTGCTAATGCTCTAAAATCTGAAACTTCTATTGCCATTATTTTTTACTCTTACTTGTTCCTGTGTATAGACCAAACCAGGCAGCGCCAGCACCAACTACGATACTAATTAACCCACTTTGTTCCATTGTTGGAGCGCCTAAGTTCATATACCATATTACACATTTGTATAATAACACAATGTAAACTGTTAAGAACAATCTTGGAAATATTCTCCAAGCGTCAACAGCTCTCGCCATGTGTATTAATTTAGCATATGGGTTAGGTCCCATGTCTTTAACGGATGTATCAACTTCTAAATCTACTTTTACTTTTTTAGTAATTTCTTTTATATCAGCAGGTACAACAATTTTATCTTCTATTTCACTCATTACTTTAATGCCTCTCTTTGTCTTCTCTCGTTTTCTTGTTTTATCCAATTAGTTAGCATAGAAACATATACATCACGCTCCCATGGCATACAATCTTCAATCTCACTCAACGAATATTTATGATGTTGTATCAGTGCAAAATTAGTTTCGAAATAGGCCTCTAGGCTGTTATGGGAGAGGCTGATTCGAAAAAATCTGCTAGTCCTGATAGAACAACAGTGTTTTCAACTTTCGTTGTTGGATTAATAACTTTCATTTCATGTCTTAATCTAGGCATAGTATCAAAAAACTTTTTGATGTTTAAGAAAGAATCTTGTGATAAGTTCTCAAAAAACTCTTTAATCTCATCTGGTGTACTATCTTTACCTGGATATACCTTGTCACCCTCAAATATGTGATCAACACATTTAGATAGAACCTCAAATACTTCTTCTATCGTAGCGTTATCCATACTTGTCTTGCCAGACTTTAGTACATTCAGTGTTGGGTATTTTAGTACAACACCAAGATTTCTTGCTTCATCAACAATAACCTTATTTGTGTGGTCGTCATCTACTTCCACATTAATTTTTGTTAAGTCTACCTCAACATCAGCGTATGTTTTCTTGTCATCTGGACACAATACTTTAAATTTAGAAATCTCACCTACTGACTTAGCTCTTATCTGTAAAAAGATATATTCTAAATCAAATGTTGGTAGTTCTTCTACTTTTAGTGTGTTAAATGTACAAGTGTCAACTATCTGTCTTGTAGCTTCATAAATCTCAGTTTCTTTCTGAGATTCCATAGCCATCAATAATATCTTTTCTTCTTTTACTAGAAATGGTCTATATTTGACTTTTTTATCTTGTGATGGTAAAGTCAATTCATATGTCGGTGTATTTACCTTTGGTAATGCCATAATATCTCCTTATTATATTTTCAGTGGCGGTACTTTAAATGGTGGGAACACTCTACCACCAGTTATCGGACCTATTGGTACTCGTCTTCTAATATCATTCAATACATCACGGCCGGCACGTCTTAATTCAGGAGGTAGTTTACTAAACAAACCACCAAATAGACCACCATATTTTACCGTTGGTACATTAAATTCTTTTTGTCCCATTAATGCTACATTATCTACTTCATCTATAAAGTAATTTACCCAATATCTAAATGTAAATGTAACATCAAATGTTTGTACATTATTTACATCATGTGAATACTGTACAGCACCTATTGTTTTAGGATAACAATCAAATAGTTTTACAGCGTAAGTTACATCATCTCTTTCGTTTTGACTAGCATAATTACCTAGTTGTAAAATATTGATTGGTGAAACATAGTCGTTGTAGTAATTGTAATTGAAAGATGTTGTACTCAAAGCGGCCTTTTGCCATAATTCAAAGTAACTTCTTTCTCTTAAAAACTTATCAGCATAAAATGTTGCTGTTATATCTGCTGATTTAAAATCATAGGCAATTTTTCTAGCAGGGCCATTGTGTCTAATTTCTTTCATAGTTACATCTCTTTCAGGCATTGTTATTGCTGAACAAAATGCTTGTACTCGTCTACCATTGGCCAAATGTGCTGACTTTAAATCTTGTGTGAGAGCAAAACCTCTGTTCTCATCTGTAATTTCTTGTGAGTAAACAACTTCATTGTCACTGGCACCTTGTAAAGCGTCACCAACACCATTTGGTAAATTAAATTCAACATAGTATCTTGCCTTTCTAGCAAAACCCTCTGCTTCATTTATAAATGCCTGTATTCTACCCATTGTAGAATCTGGATTACCACCTGCTCTTTGCTTTAATCTAGTGTCGCCTTGTACATTGTCTAGTGACCTATCTCTAGGAATACCTATACGAACATCAAAACCACCAAATCTTTTGCCGCCTCTTAAAATTGCCATTAAATCATACTCCTACTGTCTGCCCATACTCTAGTTACACCAGCCTTTTTAAATTGTTGTACTGGTAAATATACTGCCATAGCAGCTTCATCAAAATCTATTCTTAAAAATTGTGATCTTACTTTACTATACAAATATTTTTTAATAGTTGGTTTTGCTATTGCTATATTTTTGATACCATCATAAGAGGCCTCAATTTTAGTTTTAGCACTAAAACCACCTGTAGAAAACTTTTGCATTCTTTCTAATAATCTAAATCTTAACAAATAAGGCAAGTAGTGAAAGTTCATACCCATAAAACCACCTTTAATAGGTTCTAAAGGTAAGACTAGCGGAAATGCATCATAGTAAGGTAATGTTTTCTTAAACTTAGGGTCATAGAAGAACATATTTAATCTTCCAACACTTGGTCTACCAATTAACTTACCTTGATTCATCAACTTTCTGGCTGTAAATTTATCAGATATTGATTGAACATTCGTTCTATACCAATTTGCTGACTTTTTTACACCACCTTGTTTATCTACTAGCGGGTCCAGAATACTTGCCATAACTATATTTATACGCCTAATATACAAAAAGAGGTAGCGATTTCTCGCTACCCCTTAAAGCTTTCAGTTTAGAGAGAGATAGATTACTCTTCCTCAGCTAATTTACTAAAGTATGACAAAGTATCATCTTCGCCATTATCAGTAGCTGTTGAAGAAGCAACAACTGTTTCGCTTTTCACTGGTCTCGTAGCTTGAGGCGGGAGGTTTGCATTTTCTACGGTACTAGCGTTTCTATCGCCTGTAATTACCCTATTCAGTTTCTCTTTGAGTTCATCATAGGTTTTAAAATTACTAAGGTCTAAGAAAGGTTTTAGAGCGTGTTGTTTAGACCAAACTTCTTTGATCTTGTCATCACTTTCAGCAAGTGGTGATACACCCTCAAACTCGGATTTATCATAGTTCCAATAACCATCAACTTTTCTAATTTTTAGTTTAAAGTTAGCACCTTTCCAAAAATCAAATGGGTTGATTGGACTTTCATCTTCAAAAGCCGGTTGCATTGACTCTGTGATCTTGTCAAATATCTTTTTACCAAACTTGAATAAGAATACTTTACCCTCATTCTCTGGATGTTTTGGATCAGATACAATCATAATGTTAGAGTAGTAAGATAATTTTCTTTTTCTCTTTCTAGCAATATCTTTATCACTATCTAAACCAGTATTCCATAATCTACTATTCTCCTCTGACACAGGATCTTTTTGACCTAGTGTTGTTAGAGAGTTCTCAATAAACCAGCCACCTTTGTCTTGGAAGGCATGTGACCATATTCTCTGCCAAGGTAAGTCTTCACCCTCAACAGCAGGTAGAAATCTAAGAACAGCATAGCCATTACCAGTTTTGTCTAACTCTGGTTTCCAAAATCTATCGTCTTGGTATTTGTTTTTATTTGATTGATCTTCTGGAGCAAGGTTTTGCTCTAGTGCTTTTGTTAACTTGTCAAAATTGCTTGACGAGCTTTTTAATGTTTCGAAATCCATATTATTCTCCTTGTATGTGTATTCGTATATTGTATTTGTATTGTCTGTTTAATCGACATGTTTATTTATAAGACTTTCTC